CGACCAAAAAGGGAGGTACTGAGCCACACGTCTAGTTGTATAACTATCAGGACAGAAACATTAATCTTATAAGCGCTATAAGGAACACAGAAGGCTATTTACCTAACCAACCAGCAAGTCATGGCAAGCAAGAAAGACTCAAGAAAACTCATGCATGGACCCGCTCGCCTCCAGAAGGGAAAAACACCTAAGGTTGACCGATCCAAGGAAGACACGGCGGAAGACTTCTACACCGAACCTGGTATGCCACCACTCCCACCGGGTACTGTGTTTCCTAGTCCTGAGGCCCTCCTTAGTACTGCACGAGCTGTAGCACCAAAGAAGGAGAACGACACGCTTGTTCAAGGGGCACAGAGCCACCCCGGGCATGAGACAGCGGCCGCAGCGACTGCCAAGCCCCCTGCGGGCGGTGGGGAGCTGGTGGAGGGTGGTCCAACTGAAGAGACAGGGGGGAAGACAAGCAGCGAGGAGAACGTGTCTAGGGCATCCGGGGAGGATCAGCTCCCGCTGCCTGACTACGGACAGACAAGCCAACCCATCGCCTTGGATGCACTGGAAAGTGCCGACGCCCCCAAGGACGATACGAGCAAGGCTATGAGTGAGGCGCTGGAGACCACTTCCCATGACAGCCCAGAAAAGCCATTGAAGATGATGGAAGAAGGAGGTGGTGTAGGCTTGCAGGGAAAGGTTAGCGACCTCGCTGACGAGGGGGCATATGAGCACGAACGAGCTGCAGAATCGCTATCAATCGCAAGTGACATGGAAGCTGTACAAGCTAACCTGGCCCAAGTTGCCTTGACAGGAAGTCGAACAGCGGAAGAGGTGAAAGAGTTGAGAGTCGTTATCCATTCCTTGAGAGCGGAGCTCACTGCCGTGGCAACATTGGCACAACGACTCCAAATGCAAATTAAGCGGCAGGAGGGCGTCCCTCGGGCGATCTCCCGGGTGGAGGAACTGGCAGAGGAACAGGCTGCTATGTCAGGCCCTTCTGCCGATGCCCTGGCGCTCATGATGCGCCAGGACGCAGACATGCAGGCAGCCGCCTCCGCTGCAAGCGGGAAGTCCCCTTCGGCGGGTCAGCTTGCACTCCTAACCCAAAAAGGGAAAGAGCCTGTTATCATGAAGCGCAAAGCTTAGGGGAGATATCAGTTGCGACCAAGACCACACTAGGACAAACCTTTCTTACAAAAAACCAGAACCGACTACGTTCAATATGTCCACCCCTACAGTGACTGCAGCTTTCTCCAAGCTGTCCGCCAGTGTTTTTGGGGCCAACCTGACCGGAGGGGCTAGGGCAGGTGCAGCAACTGGTATGAAGGGGATGCTCAGGAAAATCCCTTACTACACCTGGCCTACTGACATCGAGGAGGAGCTTAAGCCAACACTCCTAACTGCCCTAACCTTACCCGGAAGGAGTGTCTCCGACTCTGTAACTGAATGGCAAACTTGGGTAATAACATGGTGTTGTCTGTGTTTCGATGAGGTTCCAGGGAAGATAGCAGCAACGAAAACCCTCGAGTATGTTCCAGAACCCTTGCCAGCTGTTTTTGTGGAAGAGGTCCGCGCAGCAGAGCAAGAGCTCCTGGCCGCCCCAGAGTCCTCGGTGCAACTTACCTTCCCCCCCGGCCTGCCAGGGACAGCTGTCGCCTATAGCGCCCGCCAGTGGAACTGCGGTACAATCAAGGGAGTCTATGGCTACTTTGCTCTGATCGTCCACCTGATGGGAAAACGAGTTGATGCGAGCACGCGCGACAATATAGTCAACAGGCGACCAAAGAATATAATGGATAAGTTTCTTTGTCATGACCTGAGCTACATCATGACAGGTGCTGGCCGCATGTCCGATACGGCGCACACGATGATACCCCAAGCATGGCAGGAGTCTACATTGGTCAGGCGACTGATGATCCGTGAGCTCTGCACCTTCAAGGAGGCCGACGTACTCGGGCCGGAGATCGTCAACACGTTGTTCCAGATGCTGGACTACTCTGGGATGCAGCCGGTGGCGTTCATCCACCGCCTGCTTGAGGCCTGCCCTTGGGTGATCGAAGACATCCCAGTCCTCCGCCCCGCATTTGCTGTCTATTCCCAGTCCCTAGTCAGCTACGCCCAGATGCCTGCAGTCGAACGTCCATATCTTAAGCTATTGTATGGAGACACGACAAAGCTATTCCACAGTAAGTCAATGGTTGACCTCACTGCGTGCGCTGTTGAGTACCTGAAGCAGTACGAGCCCTCCATGGCAGGGTACACAGCCCCGGGTGGTGACAAAGCTAAGGTCCTGTTTATGGAGGCCGCTCAGAAACGTGGAATTGACGTAACCGGCACGGGACAGAAGACCCAAGCCGCTACCCCGGAGTCCACGACGTGAGTTCACTGGCCTGAACGCAGCTCGCCTCTCAACACAGACAAAGAGAGTATTTCAGTGGAAGCCAACTCTGCGCTACCTCAATCCTGACCCCCACCGTTCACACAGTGGGCGAAGTTCATTGTTTCAAAAACCTGCAGGTTTAAAAATAGGACAAAATTCCTCTTAAAAGTTGTAGTGACGCCAAACAACAAGACCGCAAGCATGCCTAACACCTATAAGGGCAAGATAGGATCTATGCGCGAGGAGCTGGAAGTAGGAGCCCAGCAGCTTGAGACCTCTATCACAAGAGGGAGACAAGCATCCAGTGCTCTGGCGATGATCTATAACGCGGTAGCTCTTGTTCGGATTAGGATATCGAGCCAACCCCTTGTTGAGGAGACTTACAACGCCTCCGCATCCGGGGGTGTTAAGAAGGGGGAGCCGTTCCCTACAAGCCCTAATGAAATCGCTAAGAAGACCATTGAGGAAATAGGCAACATATCTCTTGCACTGGTGCGTCTGGCAAAGGACCTCTCGGAGGTCTACAGGGAGGTTGACCTCGCTGAACAAGCACTTGCCGAGCACAAGGCTGCAAAGCGAGTCTCCGTCCAAGCCCTAGAGACCGACGCTCTTGAAAGATTACAGGCAAGCTTTGACGAGATAGAAGCTGCACTGCAGGATACACTCCTAACGGAAGCTGACGACATCATAGCCGCATGTGAGAGGGCGGTCGCCTCGCCGCACCGTCCGGACACAGAACCACTCCAGCTCGAGGCCTGCGACCCGCCCCCCAGCACCGAACTGGTTGGCAGCGGACTTGAAGCCACAGGCGAAACCAGCGACAGCGACACCTCTGGCGAAAGTGAAAAGGACACCGGCCGGGACAGCCCAGCAACAGAACCAAACACGCCGGCCCCTAGCAAGCAAGGGAAGTCAACCCACCAGAGCCCCACCACAGCCTCTGCTAGCCCAAAGCGCGCCAAGGTACCCACAGGCACTCCTACACGCACTCGTGTCCCAGCCGCTAGGCACCCCGCTGGCGCACCCGGAGCATCAAAAAGGTGACGATCCAGCTTGTCGCTCAACAATCCCGCACACACGACGAGAGACGAGCGGCCAACCCCCCCTCGCAGTGGCGACACGCCAGCGAACAGCCCCGAACATCCCCAGCACTTCAGTGACCACAGCACGACAACGACCAAGACCAGGACAAAAACCTCTTTAGAAAAAGCAGAAAGCGCCTTCCACTGGAGCACAGGACAAACAACCCTTAACGACCATAGGCTCTTACCGGATAATGGGAAGGACAGGCGCAGGTATAGACTTCAGCTACATGCCAAGAAGCGTGGCTTTCGGCCTGGGGGAGTGCACCCACTCTCTCACCCACACGCCGATGAAATGGGACTGGTGCTGCGACCTCGCACTCTCCTGCAAGGCCGACCAACCTAACGAGACCCCCGGCGGGTCCAAATGCTAGGGAAGCTCCATAACCAGGACCGAACACTGCCCCAACTGCAAGCCACGCTCACCAGTATAAGAGGCTACGATCAAGGACAGCCAGCCACCACTTTCACAAACTCATGAAACAGGCACCTGAGGACAAAAAAGTTTGTTTTTAAAACCATAGTAAGGAAACAAAAGAGACTCACTACATACTCGCACTAAGGAAGGCACTATGGCTTATCTTCCCGACGACCTTGGTTCAGAAGGAGTGCGAGGTGGGAACGAATACTTCTGCTCAACCGTCCTCGACAGTCCCATCCTTCTGACAGACAGATGGGACTATCTATCTGCAGTGGAGACTCTTATGAGCAAGACCAGGCCCGGTGACCCCCTCATTTACTCCAGACGCCTTTTCTCGACTCTTTCAGCGAAGGAGAAGAGGGCCTTCAACATAATTCAAGCCGTCCCTGACTACAACTCATACACGACGGTGGACCCCGACCAGTACCCGACCGTATTCTCTATGATTCCGACCGGATGCGAGACACAGAATTACACAGAGTCCAACGAGGTGGCCTCCCAATACCTAAGGGACATTGTCCAAGCCCTGCGCCAGTGGGCTGGCGAACCTAAAAACCGTGCACCCGTCCGGGGAGACCTACTAGGTAGTGTTCTAGAGGGACGACTGAGTAGAGCAACAGGTGAGGAACTATTGGCGTATAAGAGATACCACCAGTGGGCAGAGGCTATAGGTGCAGTTGAACAGGCTGCTGGTAAGAAGAAGGGGCACACTACACAAGGTGAGAGTCTAGGGAAGGGAATCAGGATAACCACCAATTTCGATATCGCGCTTGTCCGCTTGCGAACCCAAAGTAAGACCCATAGGATGGTCCTCACATGGAACCAGGTTCTGATGATAAAGGATGCACTTCACTCTAGGTTGCAGGTCCTAGCAGCAGCACGGGTGATTCACCCTGGAGACCCTGAAGTCGAGGATATAGTGCTATCCACGATAGCATGGCAGGAGTCATGCCTTGCGTTGCACGGAAATGCCGGATATGAACTCCTGAAGAGCTGCGAGTCACTTGCAAAGGCTTACCTTAGCGTTATCTCGAACGACCCCCTAGCAGATGCTGGGCCCTACCCTCGCATGCTCGAGAAGGTCAGGAAAAAAGAGACTTCAATTGGACATGCAGAAGGAGTTGAATTCCGAGCGGATGCCTTCACGCCCGTGCTGGAGCGGTGTAAATCAGTGGCTCACGTTGTGGAGGTTTATGGGTTGCAAAAGATATCCGGGCACCCTCTTATTGACCCATTCCGTGGGGGCAGAGCATCTGCCGCAGAAGCACGTGCCCCCGATCGCACACTTCCATCTGATGCCCTCAGACTGAGATGGGAGTTTTCACGGATGTTCCTTGAGGGTTACATCCAAGAGACAGGCTCGTGGCCCCCCATAGAGTTTGACAGTCACAGCACAAGGCTGTCTCATCTTTGTGCAGTCCAGGCTCGTCGGATTGACAGGTTCAGCTATCCCCTGGAGGACTGGGGATCAGCTCGTCTTGGCAAGGTGCTCGAGTTCGACTTCTCCCCGAATTACCTTGACCTAATGGACGACAAGTCAATCGCTCACTACCGATCCAATATAGCCTGCAACTGGGATAAATCAGTTGAGCCACTGTCCCACAAGAGGCTACTTCTTGAAATGCTGTCTCGAGAGGAGATTAGCCCAAAGGAGATTGTTTTTATGGTCATGCGACGCGAGGTACCCCTAGATTGGTTTATTGTCTGCCTCCATCCTAAGGAGAGGGAGTTTAAGCTATCACCGAGAATGTTTGGCATGTTGGTTATGGAGATGAGGTTATTCTTTGCACTTGCAGAATCAAATCTGGCAGACCAGGTCTTCAGGTACCTACCTGCACAGACCATGACCTTGCCACGAACAGAGATTAGCAGAAGATTCCACAAGATGACCCGACCTGTGGCAAACGATACAGACATCAGAATGTTCTTAGAATTTGACTTTAGCGCATGGAACCTA